AGACTGGTGTATTGGTATCGCTGTTACCGTGGCCACCCTTTCTGCTGTTGGCATATGTGGTTACTTCCTATATTGGCTCATAACAAATAAAGGCACTTAGTATGTGGATGCTCTTTGCAATTATCATAACCGCTGAGGGCTACGGTACGATGCCTCAAGGGCCATTTGCAACAATGGCAGAGTGCTTTGAAGCTCGTGAGTATTTTATTTCTACAGCACCAAAGCCAAAGATTAACTATGAAGCTATCTGCATACAAACAGATCAATTGAGTAGTGGTGTATGATTGGTATTATTTCTAAAATATTAGGCTCAGGTGATGTCATCAAGAAAGGTATGGAACTGATTGATGATATGCACACCTCAGATGAAGAGGCTATTGCCGCTAAGTCTAAAGCTAAAATTGACCTAATGAATGCCTATGCTCCATTTAAACTAGCACAGCGTTACATTGCTTTGATGTTTACCTCAGTGTTCTTAAGTATGTTTGTTCTTGTCCTTGCAATGACTCTTGCAGGAGAAGGTGACATTAACGCAGTCAAACAAATCATTGGTGACTTCTGGATTGGAGAGATTATGCTAATGATCGTTGGCTTTTATTTTGGCGGCGGTTTAGCCGAATCAGTAAGGAAAAAGTAATGCCATACGGTAAGAAGAAGACAGCAACAAAGAAAACATTTAAAACCTGTGCAGGTTGTAAGTCTAAGGCTAAGTGTAAAGCCGCAGGTAAGTGCTTAGGTAAGAAGTAATGGCTAGAGGGTTATATGCGAATATCCACGCTAAACGTAAGCGCATTAAAGCCGGTAGCAAGGAAAAGATGCGTAAACCCGGTAGTAAAGGCGCACCTACAGCTAAAGCGTTTAAAAAAGCCGCTAGAACAGCGAAGAAGAAAAAGAAATGAGCATTAAGAAAACCTTTGGTAAAGCCTTAACAACATCGTACCAAGACATCTACACTGTTCCTACAGGTAAACGTGCTGAGTGGCGTGTGTTGTTTATTACAGACACTGCGGGTTCTACGATTAACGTAGATGTGCAATTTTATGATTCTTCAGAGTCTGCAACACTTCAGGTACTCAGTAGTTATTCATTAGGCTCTAATAATTTTCTACAGATTGGTGGCGACTACTACGAGTTTATCAACATGAAAGAAGGCGACATTATCAAAGCAAAAGCCTCCGCAGGTGCTACTTGTTTAGTGTCTATCATTGAAGAAAACGATGTGATTCAAGGGGGCTAATGTGGCTGAGAAAAAGAAAGACTCACGTTTAACACGAGCAGGTGTCTCAGGGTATAACAAGCCTAAGCGTACCCCTAATCATCCTAAGAAATCTCATGTTGTTGTTGCTAAAGAAGGCGACAAAGTAAAGACTATTCGTTTTGGTGAGCAAGGTGCTAAAACTGCGGGCAAGCCTAAAGCAGGGGAGAGTGATCGCATGAAGAAAAAACGTGCATCATTTAAGGCTCGTCATGGTAAGAACATTGCTAAGGGCAAGATGTCTGCGGCATACTGGGCTGATAAGGTGAAGTGGTAATGGCAATATCTCAAGAAGACATCTTAGCACGTATACAGCAGATTTATACTGCACAAGGGAATACACCTGAAGCAAATGCTCAGATTGCTAGAGAAGCACAACAGTTTGGTGTAACACCTGAGCAGATTGGGCGAGCTACGAACCTATCAGGAAGTCAAGTGCGTACTTTGGCTGAGGAGGCAGGACAAGCATTTGCACCAATGCAGATGACAGACGGTATGTTAGGTGGCAACACTATTGACTTAACTACTCCACCTTCTTCTACAGTGTCTATTGCTCCAACAAATCAAGCATCAACTTTAGATTTTGAAAATTTGTATGAAGACCCATACGAGCAAACTGTCAGTGATATTTACAGAACAACAACAGGTAAGTTGCTAAACACTAACACCGTAAAACAATTTGGGGGAATGTTTAGACAAGATGTAGAAGAAGGAATGTCTCCTGAAGATGCCGCACGTAAATACATAAACATTGCACAACAAACACCTGAATACGAAGCTAAAGTTTTACAAGATTATAACACAGCTTTAACAGAAAAGATTCAAGCTAAAGACCCTGTTGCTTTAGGTACGCTTTTGTACAATATATACTCTTCTGGTACACGGGTTAGACCACAAGAACTTGAATCAATCTTTGGCCCCGGTGAAGAAGGATATTCTTTAGCACAAACAGCGGGTAACATTGCACAGGGATTAGCGACTGCTGACCAATTAGTGGCTGAAGGTAATACAGAAGAAGCAAATAATCTTTTAAAACGTATTGGCGATGACCCTCAAGGGTATGCTCAGTCTGTCGGAGGTGACCCTGCTAAACTGATCCGTCAGAATGTTCTCACTGAGGATACTTTCTATGGACGTTCTAGCGGTGGAAGTGGCGGCTTTTTAAAAGGAGCCGTAAACTGGGCTGTTGATGATGTATTAGGATTAGATGACACAGGTGGTTTAATTGGCTCTGTAGAGCAAATGATTGAAGACGGAAACCCGATTGAAACACTTGACCGTTGGAAAAACAAAGGGCCGGCTTATGTTGCGGCAGGGACAGCAGGTTTTATTGTTGGTGGCCCCGCAGGAGCTTCAGCGGCACTCTCTGTCTTAGGAGCTAACAATACACTAGACAGCGGCGAAAGTTTATCTACGGCTCAAATTATTGGATTGGCTTTAAATGCAAGTAACATTTTAGACTTAGGAAGTGCCATGTATACTGCCGCAGGTGGTGGTGAACTTGGGGCAGGATTTTTAACAGAACAATCCATCATGAATGCTTCACAAAACTTTGGTTTAGAAAATCTAGACTTAAGTTCACTAGGCACAGGAGCACAAGCTGTTTCGGACGCAGGTGAAGTTGTACAACAAGTAAACAACATTATTACTGAGCCTGTTGCCGCAATTGCTGATGGTATTATTAACAAGTTAGGTGGTGCTGACGCTTTAATTGATAAATTAGGAATCACTTCTCAAGGTGTATTTGTAGAAGGTGTGTCTAAAGGTGTAGCATCAGCGGCTATTGCAGAAGCAACTAACAAGAATCCTATCACTGCTTTTCTTGGAGAAATTAAAGGACTGGAAACACTTCTTCCAAACCTTCCCGGTAGTAGTCGGTTTAAAGAATACTATCAACAAGCATCAGATTATGTTGCTTCATTTGAAGACTACTTGCGTGACCAAGGATTTGATCCCGGCGCAATCTCAGAACAAATTGCAATGGTTGAGGATTGGTCAAAAAAATACGTCTATGACCCTAATGAACTAATGGTAAGTATTTCTTCAATTGAGGATACAATAAAAGACAACGTAGATTTGTCGGTTGTAGAAGACACTGTACGTGCCGCAGGGGATACAATTGCAGATGCGTTTGAACCTGTTAAAGATGCTATTGTAGACACAGGAGATAAACTTGCTGATGTTGGTGATGCTATTGCAGACGCTATTCCTGATGTAGACCTTCCAGACATCAGCGGAGGTGCTCCTTTAGTATCTATGGCAGAACTTGATGGATCAGCATTTACACCTAAAAAAGGTCGTCAAGGTGGATTAGCGGTAGACACAGAGTTTCTTTATGAAGAACCATCATTAGCTTTAGCAATTCTTGAAGGACGTGTTGCATAAAGTCCTTGACATTTAACAAAAAATGTGATATACTGAGATAGATATGACCTACTTAGACCTTGTAAACAAAACACTACTACGGCTCCGTGAGGAAGAAGTAGCTTCTGTGAACGACACAGACTACTCTAAACTCATTGGTATCTTTGTCAATGACGCTATCCGGTATGTTGAATCTTCATGGGACTGGTCTGTATTACGTACTACCTTTCCTATCACCACAGTAGCAGGAACACGTTTGTATCCTTTGACAGACTTTGGTGTTCGTTCAGAAGTGCTGTACGTACATGATGAAACAAACAACAGAGTGGTTCCTCAAGAGTCCCTTCAGCGTATCCGTGAGTTGTCACTAGGAACAGACAATGCTCAAGGCACTATCCAGTATTATGCACTGGAAGGTGTTGACAGCAACGGTGACGTACAGATTCGTTTCTACCAAACACCAGACTCAGCAGTGAGTATTAACGTCTACGGCGTCAAGCGTGATAATGTTCTTGTCAACGACACAGACACAACAGACCTTCCTGATGCAATCATCGCACAGTTTGCTTTTGCTTACGCACTACGTGAGCGTGGTGAAACTGGAGGACAATCAGCAGGAGAACAGGTAGCACTTGCACAGGCAGACCTTACCAATGCAGTGGCACTAGAAGCCAACCTGCGTCCTGAAGAAGTCAACTGGAATGTAACCTAATGGCTAAACAGCTACAAAGTATTGCCATCCAAGCACCGGGCTTCTTTGGGTTAAACACTCAAGACAGCCCTACGTCACTCTCTGAGCAGTTTGCTCTGGTTGCTGACAATTGCGTCATTGACCAATTTGGACGTATTGGTGCTCGTAAAGGATGGAACTATCTTACAACATCTGGTGGGGACAGTTTAGTTCACATCAGCGAGTTTGTAAAATCTGATGGTACAACAGAAGTGATTAGTGCTTCTGCTACCGCAATATACAAAGGAACCACAACGCTTACTGACATCACTCCTGCAAGTTACACCGTTAGTGATGGCAACTTTGACAGTGCCAACCTTAACGGGGTGATTTATTTATTTAGAGAAGGAGAAGACCCAGTATACTATGATGGTACAACTTGTGACGAAGTATCTGCACACGCAGACTATAGCGGCACGGTTCCTTCTGGTGATATTGTTCAGTCTGGCTTTGGTAGACTCTGGGTTGCCAAAACGGATACCAATAACACCACAGTATATTGGTCAGACCTACTCACTGGATTCAAGTGGGATACAGGTAGCTCTGGTAGTATAGACATTTCTAAAGTGTGGCCTAACGGCAACGATGAAATCACTGCTATCACTGTTCACAACAACTTCCTAATCATCTTTGGTAAAACACAGATACTTGTGTACCAAGGTGCTGATGATCCTGCAACGATGTCTTTAGCGGACACTGTTGTTGGTGTTGGTTGTATTGCTCGTGACAGTATTCAAGTAACAGGTACAGATGTCTTGTTCTTGTCTGACGATGGACTGCGTAGCTTTGCTCGTACCATCCAAGAGAAGTCAGTACCAATGCGGGATATTTCTAAAAACATCCGCACAGAGATGATGTCTTTAGTAACAACAGAGTCAGGACGTATTTATTCAGTATATTCACCTGAAGAAGCATTCTACTTGTTGCACTTAGAAGATAATGGAATAACATATTCATTTGATATGCGTAGTCCTTTGCAGGACGGTAGTGCTCGTGCAACACGTTGGAACACTATTACCCCTCAGTGCCTCTGTAGGCTCCGTGACGGGACGTTGTTGCTTGGTAAGGGTCTAGGTATTGCTGAGTACGATGGATTTGATGACAACGGCTCTACGTACATTATGTCGTACTTTACCAACTACATTGACTTTGGTGCTCCGTCTAACCTGAAGCTACTGAAGAACCTCAAGGTAACAATCATTGGTGGTAGTGACACTCAGGCAACGCTCAACTGGGGCTACGACTACTCATACGCATACCGTAAGAAAACTTTTACACTCGCTGAACAGATCATTGCAGAATACAACATTGCAGAATATAACATCGGTGAGTTTAACGCAGGTGTCTTGGTAAACCGTCCACAGGTACAGGCTTCAGGTGGAGGTCAAGTAGTGCAACTTGGTATTGAATCAGAAATTAACGGGTCTGCTGTCTCTATTCAGCGCATGACCGCACAGGCTATCGTAGGAAGGACTATCTAATGTCAAACTATACTAAGACAACCAACTTTGCTGTCAAGGATAACTTGGCATCTGGTAACCCGGCAAAGATTATTAAAGGCACAGAGATTGATGCCGAATACAACAATATTGCAACCGCAGTAGCAACTAAGTCAGACGTAGCATCACCTACATTCACAGGTACTGTAACTGTCCCAACGCTATCTGTCACTGGTACTGCAACGATTGGTACTATTGATGGAGGTACATACTAATGGCTATTAATTTACCAAACTTGCTGTCTGGGTTAGGACAAGCAGGTGCGGCGTATGCTCCGTATGCATTGTCTCAAAATGAGATTGATTTACTGACACAGTATGCGGCTGATGTTCCTGCTTTAGCTAGTGGTATTGCAGAAACTGCGGCAGGTGCGGCAGAGTTTGTTCCCTTTAGTGTTAAAACTGCTACTGGGGCAGGTACAACAATTGGTGCAGGTGCTACAGGACAACCTGAGCTACAGTATACACTTTCTCCAGAAGAGCAAGCAATTCAATCAGGATTGTTGTCAGGTGCTCAAGGTATGGTTGGTCAAGCACCAGTTACTGCTGAGAGTTTGTATGGTCAGATTCGTGGAATACAGACACCTGAAGAAGAGCGTCAGCGTCTTGCATTAGAGAATCGTTTAGCATCTCAAGGACGCTTAGGTGTTCAAACAGCGGCTTATGGCGGTACTCCAGAGCAACTAGCGTATCAGAAAGCTATACAAGAAGCACAGAATCAAGCGGCTTTCCAAGCAACGCAAATGGCTCCACAGCTACAGCAACAACAACTTGCTAACTTAACAGGTATGTTAGGTGCGGCTTACATTCCACAACAACAAGCAATGGCAGGATTGATGCCGGGTATTGACATCTCTCGTATTGCTCAGGCGGCTCGTCAGGGTGAAGCAGAAGCTCTCTATCGTGGTGGTATTGCAGGACTTGAAGCACAAGCGGCAGGAGCAACTGCGGCGGCCAACGTGGAAGCGGCACGTACACAAGCACTAGCAAACGCATTGTCAGGTATGTTTGCTAAACCAGATGGTGCAGGAGCTACGTCAGCGGGACAGGACTTCTTTAGTGCTTTGTTTGGCTCATCTGGGCCAACAAGTATAGCAGATACAGTTAATGCCAGTTTTGCTCCGGGTTACTCTTATGCAGAAATGGTTGAAGATGCGGCAGGGGGTTACTTATAATGGCACAACAATCAATGTTGATGGGGCTACTTAAAACTCCTTCACAGGTTCGTCA